GTGGAATTGTAAACGTCTTCACGACGATTTGGAGCACTATCCAAATGGGCTGGCAAAACTTCACATCAATTGTGAGCGGTCTATGGCAATCTGCTGTGGGCGTGTTCAGCACAGTTTGGTCAGCAATTACAACGTTCATGCAACCGATTATCGACACAATCGTCGGACTTTGGAACAACTTCACAACTACGATTTCGGGTATCTGGAATGGGATCATCAAGATTGCGTCTGGTATCTGGGGATTGATTAAGGCAGCAGTCATGGGTCCTATTCTGTTGTTGCTTGATGCAATGACGGGTAATTGGAACCAAATGAAGGAAGACGCTGTAATGATTTGGAACAGCGTTGTTGATAGCGTCAAAAGCATTGTTAGTGGTTTGGTGCAAGCAATTTCAAGCTACGTCACTGGTATCTCAAACTTTGTTTCAACGATTTGGAATGCAATTGCCAGTGTTACGTCTGAGGTTTGGAATGCAGTCAAGGACGCTGTCGTTGGATTTGTTTCTGGTATTTGGCAAGATATTCAAAATATCTGGTCAGCTATCCCAGGATGGATTGATGGACTTTGGAATAACGTGAAGAACGGTGTATCTAGCGCATGGAATTCTATGTGGCAGGCTATTGTTAGTTTTGCTAAAGGTATCATCAATGATATTCAAAACATTTGGAACTCAATTCCAGATTGGATTTCTGGATTATGGAACAATGTAAAGGATGCCGTTGTAGGTGCATGGAACGGAATTTGGCAAGGAGCTGGCAACTTTGCGAATGGTGTTGTGAACGATATTAGTAAGGCGTGGAATGGATTAGCTAATTGGATTGGCGGTTTATGGAATGGCGTAAAGAATGCAATTTATGCAGCAATGAACATTAATTTGTACGATGCCGGTAGGGCAATCATGATCAGCTTCTGGAATGGGCTTGTTTCGCTTTGGAATAAGGTGCAGAAGTTCGTTGGTAACATTGCGCAATGGATACGTGACCACAAGGGGCCAATTAGTTATGACCGCAAGTTGCTTATTCCAGCTGGTAGAGCGATTATGACCGGATTTAACGACGCGTTGAACGATACGTTTGGGGATGTTAAAAAGTCCGTTTCTGGTTACGCAGACCAAGTTTCTGATGCATTTGGCAGTGTTGATTTGTCCAACGTACAGTCTCAATTACAGGGTGTACACCAAATGATGAAAGACCAGCTTAGTGCGAATGCTAACGTCACTGCTAGCACACAACTTGCTGGAGCTAACGGTGTGACCTTCGGTGCTGAACTTGATGATGATGTCTTGAATGCACCTAGTGCAGTAGTTGAAATTGAAGTCCATCAAGAGTGGGACGGTAACAAGGTGCGTACATACTTGGCTAATAAGGACGCACGTAACGAAGCAAAGGTTAAGTTGATCAATAAGCGTTAGGAGTGCTCAATGGATTTATTAATTAAAAAAGGCGATGTGCCACAACGTTTATCGGAACTTGGCGTGATTGTGACTGATATTTCGCGTGGAACACCTAGTCTAGACATTCAGACACAGAGCGTTGCTTTTAAAAACGGTAAAAAATTTCAAAATGCTACGCACAGCGAGAAGGCAATCACAGTGACTGGTTATTACTATGCGGCCGGCATTGAAGCTGACTTAAGAATGCAAGATAAGTTGAATGGTGTGTTCGGTAGTCTTGAACCGTACTTCATTGCAGAGATGATTGAGGAACGTCAGGATATGTATGGTTATGAACGGCCGGGCGAAAGTCAAAATCCGATTATGCAACAGTTGAGTAATGACGGCGTACAAGACCAAATGGTGACATACGTTGATTACAACCATTCTGCATACAAATACGGGTTTATCGTTTTGTTATCTGATGTAATTGACTATGAGGCACAAGGAAAAGTAGGCGATAGGATTCTAACGAAGGTTACGTTGAGTTTTGTTACAACAGGTGTACCATACGGTATTACAGAGCCAGTTGATATTGATTTAACGGGTCAAACGTCTATTCCTTACGCTGGAACGACAGGTGTTTCGCAGTTTGATTGGCCGTTTTACTTCGAGTTAACAGCGAGTGAAGCCCAGGGTTATACGTTTGATTTCAGGGTTGGTAAGCAAAAGTTCACCTACAACGCTAAGGGAAAGGTGACGATTAAGCAGGGTGACGTGTTCTTATTGAACGGCATTTCTTTCAAACTTAATCAAGCGAATATTAACGATCAAACAAATATCCAGGAATTTGAGTTGCTACCATCCGACACGTTGCAAGTGCCGTTTCAGACAACGTTTAAGGGCGACGTCATCATCAAAAACAAAGTTGATTTTTATATCTAAGGAGGTTTTATGCTTAAGTTTAGAGACCCTCAGTCGAATATTCAGTTAGCTGAAGCAGAGTTGACGTATAAAGAAGCGGTTAATGGTGAGAAGTCACTGACTGGAACTATCTACAGTAATGACGAAGTGTTGCATCAAATGGAACGTGGCTGGTCAGTAATGTTCAATGGTGATTGGTACTATATCACTTACGTTGCGCCAACTGACGGTGGTAACTCAATTACGGTTGAGTTTGACGCAGTACACGAGTTCTTTTTCAAGATGAGTAAGTCGGTTGCTTACGGCACTCTCAAAGATGGTTCACACACGGCTAAAGAATACTTAGATTTTGTATTCAATGGTTCAGGGTATTCATACACGTTGTTGTCACAAGTTGATGCTTGGGAGAAACAAAGCTTCGGTGATAAGAACAGGCTGGCGCTGTTTAATGACTTGATAAGCGACATGGAAATGGAGTTTTCAATTGCTGATTCTGGTCGCATTATGATTACGTCAGAAATAGGGCAGGATTTATCAACAATCGTGCGAAAAGGGTTTAATTTGCAAGAGTTGAATTTGGAGTACAATGTTTCTAATTTCGTCACCTATGCCAAAGGGTTTGGTGCTTTTATTGATAAAGATGATGAGAGTAAGGGGCGTTATGAAGCCGAGTATACAAGCCCGCTTGCGTCGGTTTATGGCAAACTTGAAGCTGATCCAATTATTGACGAACGTTATACCAAGGCGGCATCATTGCAGGCTGCACTCAAAAAAGCAGTAGATAGTTCCTACTCAATTTCGGTTGGTATTTCGTTAGAAGAGTTGCAGAATGCCGGATACGATTACGAATCACCGGTACCAGGTGATTATATTCTGGCAGTTGATGAGCAATTAGATTTCAACCAGCGTATTCGTATTATCAGCGTTGAAGAACAGTACAACATCTATGGTGAACGTATTAGTTCAAGCGTGGAAGCTGGGTCTCTTAGTGCAACAAAACAAAAGTTAGATGGTTCTGAGTCGAATTCAGTTGCTTTAGCGTTAAGTCACGCTACAGAACAGGCCGATAACGCGGTCAAGACTGCCAATGGTAAGAACACTAGTTACTCTGGTCCAAAGCAGCCACAGAACCCACGAGAAGGGGATATGTGGTGGTATGACAATGGATCGGGTACATCATTCATGAAGCAGTATACCAATGGTGAGTGGGTGACATTGATCGATAGTAACACGAAGGAGAATATCGAAAAAGCTGTTGATAGTGCGATTGAGACCTCTAATACTTACACCGATGAACTCAATGATAAACAGGTTGAATTGACCAATGAACTGAACAATAAGGTCGCTAATGGTGAAGCACTATTAAAGCAGGAAATAACTGACCGAGAGAACGGAGATAGCGTTACGCTGCAAGCGGGCAAGGATTTTGTAACCAGTCAGATAAAGGACTACGACGCCGGAATTCAAAGCCAAATTTCCCAAGTCAGCGATGGCATCATGGCGTCAGTTAGTTCAACAAATTTAATTACCGACAGTTCTTTTGTAAACGCAACAGCTAACTGGACGCTCGCCGGTGATATATCGTGGAAAATTGACAACGAAATCATGCTCAAAGGTGTGCGGGTAGCAACGTTTAACAACGGAAGTACTAACTTTGACCGCAAGACTTCAACGTTGAAAAGCACACCTATTTATACAATGAATTTGGGCGGCACACAATTCTATGCAAGCATTGACATTTATGCTCAATCTTTTGGAACAAGCGCTTATATGAAGGCTGAAATTGTTCAAAAAAACAGTTCTGGCACGACAACAAAGACAACTGCAATTGGCGGTTCATTTGATACAGCAATGTCTGGTTGGAATACTTACACGGCTGACATTACGTTGGATTCAGCGACAACACAACTTTATCTTCAAGTTACGCAGTACGGAGGCGGAAAAATTTCTGTTGCTAGACCTTATTTGGGTTCAACTAAGCTGAATGCTGGTGATTACATTCCGGGTTCAAGTACCGACAATACTTCAACATTGAAGTTGTTTAACAACTTTTTCGCGTTCGGTATTCAATCAAACACTGGCGCAATTATTTCAGGTATCAATGGTGACTCATCTGGTTTGAATATTGTTGGTAAAAAAATAACAGTAAGCGGCGATACAACTTTCATTGGTAACAACTTCATGGACGGTGCACTGATTAAGAACGCCTCAATTGGGGAAGCACAAATTGCAGACGTTTCAATCACCAACGCTAAAATTGCCAGCCTTGATGTGAACAAGATCTCTGGTAACGTGTCGAACTTTATTCAATCCAATTGGAACGGTAAGTATGGTTCTACCACGATCGACGCAAACGGAATGAAGGTTGATACAAATGGGGTTAACACACAGTTTGGCAGTTCCGGAATGAAGCTAACAATGGCCGGCGAGTCCGTTGGCGGTATTGGAGTTCAAGGTTTGACAGGAAAGCCTAATACTTACCAAGGTTTGACGTTCTGGCTTGATGGGAACGCTGAGTATATGGCTTGGGGAGCACGTAATAGCGGAGATACATCGATGAATCCAGTTATACAGATGTCTTGGTATCGAAGTAATTCTGCGCCAACGGGAGCATATGCTGGTTTTAACTTTGACGATGATGTCATTTTTAATCAAGGGATTAACGTACCTGGTGCGTCAACACGAAAACTTTCGTTTGGGACAAAAAACTTCAACAATTATAACTACCCTTATTTCGGTGATTCAACAGGCCAAGCTGGATTAGCGTACGGGTCTGGTTATACATACCTAATATCGGGGACGACTTATTATAATCTGACTCGTGTTATAAAGGCACTTGATAATTTAGGGGCTGTTAAAATACCATCAGCCATCAACTCAGACGGAACCGTCAAAACTTGGTTCAATGTCACTTTATAAGATAGGAGAACAAACATGGAACAATCACAACAACAAACTTTGCAAAATCTCGGTTTTGAGGTTGCTAACAAGGCAATTGAAAATGCACAGCTTCGGGCACAATTGAGCACTTTGCAATCAGAGAACGAACAATTGAAGTCACGCATTGACGAGCTTGGCAACAAGGAGGATAAGTAATGGCACAAATTGATAAGACAACGCAATTCAATCAACAGTTATCCATTACAGCAGAAGACGGTGGCACAGTAAACTACGCAACCTTAAGTGGTTCGATTGACCAATACGGTGTGCCATCAATGAGCTACTACATCAACGATGGTGTCATTTATCGTGAGCACTTATATGATTTTCGGACAGCGTGGTCAGCATTCCAAGATACGGTGTTTGTAGAATCCGATAAGGTTGTTGCCAGCTTGGAAAAGTAGTGGGGTAGAGTTATGAACTTTTTCCCACATGACATCGCAGGTTGGTTAACAGTTGTCGGCTCGTTATCTGGTGCGATGTGGTTTGTAATTCAAAACACGTTCGTTAAGTCTATGAATAACTTGAATAAGGCGATTACTGGCTTACAAGAAACTTTACAAATTTATGATCGTCGGATTGATGACCATGAGACACGAATTCGGTTGCTAGAAGATTGGAGAGAACATCACGATGACAACGAATAACTTAATAACCTTTGCAGAAGCGCTATGGCAATCAGGTATTGCTCCAGCGCTTTTAATTTTGGCCATCGGTTGGGCTTCAGAACGGTTTACCCGTAACAAGCGGCTAACAAATTTGCTTGGTATTACAGAATCTGTGGTTAAGTGGGCCGAGGTGACCTTTGACGGTGGCCAAACCCAAAAAGCACAAGCAATCAAGTCGATTACAGATTATTTGGTTAAGGCTGACAAAGCGCATTTGTTCACTGCTAAGCAGATTGATGAAGCAATTGAATGGTCTGTTGAAAAGATGAAGGAGGCAGAGAAGTAAAATGAATAAAACAATGAAGTTGGTCGCCGTTGGGGCGGCCTTTTTGTTTGGAACAACAATTATTAGTGATCATACGGTGCATGCAGATACGCCACGGTTTGACATGGTTGATGTATCCAACTGGAATGGTTACTTGTCAGTAGGCGATTTCGTTAATATGCGTAATCAAGGCGTTAAAGCCATTACTACCAAAGTTTCAGAAGGTACATGGTATCAAGACCCAACTGCTGCTAATAATATTGCAAACGCACAAGCGGCAGGTCTGTACGTAAATGGTTATTACTTTGCTCATGCGACTGATAATGCCACTGCTGTTCAAGAAGCTAACTACGCAGTGGCCACCGCTCAAGCTGATGGTTTGGGAGTTGGAGCTGTGCTGGCAGTAGATGCTGAATCACCAAATCAAATGGCAATGGGGACAGCTATGCAAGCTGTGAATGCAACAGCTGAACAGCAAGTGGGCATCGCTGGTGGGTATCGATCAACAACCTATACAATGGGGTCACACGTTGAAACAACACCTGATGGTGACAAGTCATGGGTTGCACACTATCCATACACGCCAACGGCTAATCAAAACTATTACTCATCGGAGCATGGTTGGCAATGGTTCGATCATGCAACGTTCGATGGTGTGAACGGTGCGTTTGATATTACGCAACTTTACGACAATTTCTTCACTGCTGACCAAGCGGTGATTAAAAAGAACCCTGGTGATGGTGCTACCGTTTGGTCTAAGAAGGGCATTTGGTATACCGACAAATCATTCAAGAACAAGGTCAACGGTATCAAGAAGCACATGGGTTCTTACTGGTCATTTGCTAATGGCGAGTTGATCAAGTCTAACTGGACGAACTCATGGGGACTTCACTATTGGTCAGACGGTGACGGTAAGTTAGTGCAGGGTGAGGGAGATTGGCACGGATATCATTTTAATTTTGGAACTGACGGCACGTTCAATGCCAAGACGGCAACTGTTAATAATTTAGCTGACATCATTAAATAAAAAACGGACCAACTTGCGACATTGAAACAGATGCGCAAGTTGGTCTACTCATGAATTGAGACCCTGGACAAGGAAGTTAATCTGAGTTCAGCGTTTTTATTAGCTGTTTTTTTGAAGATTTGAGTTGATAAAACATCGTGGATATGGCCTGGAATTCTTCGAGATAGAGGTAATCTTTATATAAACTGTTGATTAATCAACCTTTACGCTGTAATATAGATTAACCATTAAATTAATGGACGATAGCAATTAATTCTTAAAATCTTTTGAAAATGTTTATACCTTTTCATGATATTGAATATGGGCTAAATTATAAGATTCAAATTTAGGTTGCATTAGTGAAGTACCAATTAGGAGAGAAATTATAATGGTTCAAAATGTGTTTGAAGATAAGATAGTTTTGGCTGGATTTCTTAGCCAGAAATTCGACGAACCAACTGTTTTAAAAATCCAAAAGGCCATGTACTTATTATGGGCATTTTATGCCGGTACGTACGGATCGATTGATTATGAAGATTCTGGAGAGTTTTCAATTGATGCCAAATATCCTGTTCAATTATTTGAACCAGATTTTGAGGCCTGGCAGTACGGACCTGTGGATAATACAATATATGCCAAAATAAAGCAAAATGATTTGCCAACTGAATTCAAAACAGGTGAAGATTTGTTGAACCAGTCGAGTTTAGGTTCAGCGTCACAAAAGAAGAATGTAGAGATTTTTTTGATTAACTTAATTGATCAAATTAATCAGATGGATGATTTTACACTGGTTAATAGAACTCACCAAGATACTAGTTGGCAAGACGTTTATCAATCAGGAATGAAGCACATCAAAATGAACTCGGATACAATAAAACAGGAATACAAGCAGAATTTGGAGCAAAAAATCTGATCGTGATTAATGATGATTTATGGGCTTCAATTAGCCTTGAAAAACCCTCTGAACATATTATTAATAATCATTTTTTTGAAGAAAACATTATTAACGGACGATTCGTTGTCAATTCGATAGGGGCTACCGCGGCTGCTACAGATATTTTTTTTCTTGAAAATGCCGGCAGAAGTTTTAAAGATTCAGAATTGGAATTTAGTAATTTTGATTATGAATTCCCTTCTGATAGCGATATTATGGGCGGCTTTAATTTGATTAAAGAGGATTATAAGGGGGCACTCCTTCAAGATACCAAGATGATTCAGTCTGAATTTGATAATTTTGAACAGCGATTTGTACCGATACTACAGAAACATGCTGGTCAATTAAGTTTGGACGTTAATAATCTTTATAGCGGAAGTTATTTAGAGTCTAGGGTTCATCAATCAAACGCTTCTCAGGTAGGTGGGTTTAGAGTTTTTATGAAATGGTATCCTATGAGCTCTCTCTTCGATGGGAGTGTTGTTACGAAAGATACGCTTGTTGTTCTTTTTTATGATCCATATCATCTTGTGTTCCCAGTTGAAAATGCTCGGCCATTTGTTAACGTATCTGACAGCTCGTACAATATCCATTTGAGAAATAAGTATTACGACTATATTCCTACGGAACTTCGTCGGATTATCAAGAAATTATAGTTATTAATTCTACGGATGATTCGCTCTGTCTAATTCGAACATGATTGATGACAAAAGAGAACTATTTAGGGTTTATTTTGTGGTGCCACATTGGTCATTTGCCGATAATTTGGTTATATCCTACACAACATAATATTTGTGAATTTAAGACGGTTATACTACGTAAGAGTGCAACACCAAAAAGCTTGAATAAGCTAGTTGAACAATTGAATAAGTAAACTGGTCGAATTCGACCAGTTTAAAATCCCGCTGGACTTGGATTAACTTCCTTGTCTGGCGGGATTTTTATTGTATTGTTAATGTTTAAATTCGCACCAGATTCGCACCAATAACGTCATGAAGTCAGTTCTGTAAAGGCTTTTTGCGTACCATCCTGAAATGATGTTCGAACGTGATAAGACACATTTGCGTGTCTTTCAAGACTTTTTTGATTATGTGAATAATCGTTGATATAACGGCTAAACCCTTGATTTAACGGGGTTTAGCCGTTTTTTATTTTTGGGCTGGATTGAATTTTAAATGTGTTGGTATCTGTCGCGAAATATCGGTAAGTGTTGAAAAATTCGCACTTTTTCGCACTATTCGCACCAGATTTGCACCAAAAAAATATCTTGTGCGGACTCTAATCAAGCTGATCTAGAAGCGTGATTGTTTTGTCTTCCTCTGATTGTTGCTTGTGTTGGAGTAGGTGTGCATATGTGTCTTGTGTGATTGAAATGTTAGAATGTCCAAGCCTTTTTGAAGCATAACTGATGTCAACGCCACTGGATAGTAGGTAGGAAACATGTGAGTGTCGTAAACCGTGCAATGATATAATATTTTCAAATCCTAGCGCTTTTTCTAATCGTTCAAGCCATCTATTAACAACACTTGGAGTTCTGCGACCATCAAACAATTCGTTTGCAGCGTTCCAATGTTCTTTGGCATCAATGAATTTCTGATAGCTATCGAAAAAACGATTTGGCATAACGATTGTACGGTTTGACGTTTTTGTTTTAGGCGTTGTTACAGCACCAGACAATTGTTTTGTTTTGCTAACGGTAATTGTCCGTGCATCCGAATCAATGTCATTTTTAGTGAGGGCCAATGCTTCACCAGCACGTAGCCCGGAAAGTGATATTAGATAGACCATAAACCCCGTTCGCCATGTGATGAGCTTCTCGTCGTTTTCAATGTATTCAATTAATGTAGTGAGTTCATCTAGTTGCAGAAATTTTTCAGATGCATCTTTTGAATCAGACCCTGGAATCGTGACTCCAAAGGTTGGGTCACTTTGAATTAAGCCATCATGAAATGCTTGATTGATAACTAGTCTCAGTAACCTATGACGTTTTGAAACGGTTTGTCTTTTCTTTCCAATTGCGTAATGGTTTAGGAATGATTGATACATCTGTCGTGTGATTTGGTCTAACGTTAAACCTGTAAAGTAAACGTCTACGACAAGTTTCTTTTCGAATCTCCACGATTCATGGGTGGATTCTTTCATGCCGGTTTCTAGGTGTAGTTTTGCATATTCATCAAAGTAGTCAGTAAAAAGAATTTGCGATCCTTTTTGTAGGGTTGGCTGGCCGTGATTGACAGAATACTCAGCCAACCAGGCCTCAGCTTCTTTCTTTGTTTTGAACCCGCGCTTTGATTTCTTACGATATTTGCCGGAGGCATCTTTAAATGAGAAGTCAGCACGCCAACCATGTTCGGTTTTATATACTGCCATTAGCTTAAACCTAACCTTTATCTAAAAATTTTAGGCAGTTTAAAGACATGCCCGGGTCTGGTACAATTAAATATGTAAACGGGTCAGTGATGTTCTGTTTCGGATAACGCGCACATTTCCTTGTTTGGTCGCAGGATGTGCGCATTTTTTGTTATAACAAAATATTGTTAACGGTATTCTGTCTGATAGAGGTATTTGAAGTATGAACTTTGGTATGCGGAAGCCAAGTCCCATGCGTTCTATTAAAGCTAGGACAACTGGTAAGGCTAAACGAGCAGTTAAGCAGGCAATTATTCCAGGTTATGGTCAGAAGGGCATGGGCTGGTTAACAGATACTAAGAAAGAGGCTTACAACAAAGTCTATAAAAAGACCACCTTTAGTATTTTCGATCTATTCAAATAATTCATCAGTACTTTGCTACCTTAACGGGTGGCTTTTTATTCTATATTAATGCCTTTTTCTCTCAAATTTTCAATACATTCAATTAAATAGATATTGTCATGCTCTGGGTAAATTGGAGAAGTCAGAACTTCACTTGATAGTGAAGTATAAGCAGCTTCCTTAGTTCCACGGTACAAGGGGTCTAACCATAATTCGTTAGGTGTATATCCGCGACTTAGCATCTCATTCATTACTAGTTCGTGATATTGAAATAATTTATATGGTGAGTGATCAAAGACGTAATTCACAGTTGCATGTTTCTTACCCCAACCGCCGCCGCGAAGCGCACAACACTCTCTATGTTGCCCCAGCAATTGCTGCCGAGGTAGTTTAGGGATTAAAGATTCGTGCCACAATCGCATAGTATCCTCCTAGTGGATAAATACAGTAATGAATGCTGTGAATCCAAACAAAATTCCTGGTACATTAGCAATTACGATTGGCATGTCACGGGTATGACCGTCTGACCCAAACAATCCGTGAATAGTCCAGAAGATACAATTTAACATAGCTACAAAGGGCTGTATTGGATCACCTGAGTGACCTGATAGATTATCCAAGATTTGTGGGATATATGAAACGTACATCAGTACAGACATCACACTAGCGATGCGACCAATAAGAACTAGTGATTTTTTATCTTCCATGTTATTTTCTCCTTAATTTAACATTCTAAGTAATTGTGTTGTTGTAGTTTCCTATATAAAAAATGTAACCCGTAATAGTTACCTCGAAAGTGGTAGCGCAGAAACCTAAAATCTTTTGCTTATGCACGGTAGATGCTTTCGATAACTTAATGCTACAATATTTCCAACTTAAGGTAAGTTATTTTTTTCGTATTTCACATTTACTTCGAAAACGTTCATATATAACCGGTTTCTTTTTTGCAAAGTAAACCGTGTCAAGTAGTGATCTGTGATATTTGACTAGTACAATTTGAATATGGAAACAGGGCTATAATGTTTTGTTTTGGTTGATACGCACACTACTTGTTTGGCGACGGGGAGTGTGCGTTTTTTTATTTATTAAGGGTATACAACGGTTGTATGTGGTTTCTTTTGAAGAATTGTTTTTCCAATATAAAGTTGCTCACCAAGACCGTTATCCTTCGAATCATCATACTTATAAACGGCAGTTTTTCCATACTCATCCAAATCAACTCGAATTAACTTGCCGGCTTTTGATTTCCACATGTACATCATTCCACCATCAATTTCAGTTGAGGCATAAGCATAGGTTGCCTTTTGAATCGATTCAACGTCTTTTGTTCCAAAGTATTTTGCTTGCGAAAGAAGTGTTTGACGTTTGTTTGCTTTAGATGACTTTTTAGCAGCGTTTTTCTTTGTCACTTGCGCTTGAATATTTTTGTCTTCACCACCAGTTAATTTACCCTTTGAAAAGTACAAATAACCGTATTTTTCGTATGTAAGCATTCCGCTATCATCACGATCAGGCTTACCTAGAATTTTCTTAACTTGCTTTTTGGTCATTCCAAGTTTAACTTTTTTAATTTTAGATTTGGAAGATGCGCTAGCTACCGTAACAAAATGGTTGTTTCCAACTTGAGGGATAGCTTGCAAGGCAGTCGAACCCACTAAGACCGCCACAGCACCGATTCCAATATATTTAGTAAATAAATTCATATAACCCACTCCACACAGCTTTTAACGTCAATCAGCATTGGACGTGTTTTGCCTATGCCGCTTTAATAGCATCCTTTGCCCAATTCTCAAAAGAGGAAGGCAAATTGAACGCGTTCATAAAGTCTACGTAATTACGATACTCCATTGGCGTTTCATTATAAACAAAACGTGAAATTATTCTAAGTGCTCGCTTGTGAGCTTTACGTTCAGATTCTTTCTTTGTACCGATTGAAAATTGATATACGTAATCTTGGTTATCGTTACCAAATAGAATGTGTGCAAGTTCATGTGCGAATCTAAATGTGACGTGGACACCTATAGATGAATTTTCGTTGATTATAATTTTTCTTTCAGACGGGATGCTTAGGTCTGGCGTAGAAGGACTTAGTAGGTCTGTAAATTCTACCTTTATGTCATTTCTAATTGCAATGAATAGAAGGTAATTAAGAAGATCAGTCATCCATGTCCTCCAAAATACGACGAATTATTTTTAATTCAGCTTCGGGGATGGGGTTTCCATCATATTGAAGAATAGGGTGCTTTTCGAAGTAATCCTTTAAATCACCATCACGTTCATCTGTTTTATCTACAGGGTGCATGTTATCGCTATTACCTAATAAGTAATCAACAGATACACCGAGAACGTCAGCTAGTGTTTGAAGCGTTTCAGCTTTTGGATTTACATTCTTGTATTGGTAAATCATATTTTGAGACAATCCGGCAGATTTTGCCACTTGTTGAAGGCTCATTCCGCGTGTCTTTGAAATTTCTTTTATCCGTTCATAAACAGTCATATCAAGGGTTCTCCGTAAGTTGAAGAATTAATTTTACAGTTTTTACAGTTTTCGCTATTGCAAAATTACAGTCTGGCTGTTATATTTAATTCATCAAGTAATTGAGCAACAAAAAACAGACCTTTAAATATCAATGCTTTGGCGAGCGAATAGTGATATGTGGGCGTTTGTTGTGCTTTTCGTATGCCTTTATATTACAGCTACGCTGTAAAAAATGCAATAACTTGATAATAAAAAAACAGAAAGGGGATGAATTAATGTCATCAGAAACACTTGAGGTCATTGAGACGTTGATTGTTGAAATCGCAAAAGCGCCGGAAACAAAAACCAGTTCTGAAATGGTAACGGCCATTTCAGAACTGGTTGCAGCAATCAATCAATATTAGTCGTGTACGACAAAATCAACAATTGAATTGGCATCTACAAAGTGAGTACGCTTTTCTGCCTTGATAACTAGAACATCATTTTCATAAGAAAGTACTGATGAAAAACTAACGGAGTCACCGTTAGATAGGTGCACTGACATATAACGATTTTCATCGGGCTGCTTGCTTTGAACAAAATCAACAATGCGATCTGCAATATTAGACATCTGTTTATCCTTTCTACTGGTTGTAGGGGAGAATTGCGACGCTCACAAACAAAATGTTATCACAAATAAACAAAGGAGGTTGCAACATGACGGCAACAACGATTGAGGAACAAGAAAATGCCCTTAAGCGCAAGATTAAGAAGCGCATCAATGATGAAATGTGGGAGCGAGACGACATGAAGCAATGGGAACTTGCTGAAATGATTGGCGAGGGCGTTAGCCAAACTAATCGAGCTATTAATGGAGAAACGTCGCCGAAGTCTAAGACAATTCGCAATAAGATTTTCACATTGTTTAACATCACTGATTTATAAGGAGAAAAACATGACAAATGAAGTGCAAGTATTTAACGGATTGAAGATTAAGGAAGTAAACGGACAAGTGATGTTCGAGGCAGAAAGTGCAGCGACTGGACTGGGTCTAACTAAGATTTCTAAGGGGCAACAGTACGTTCGCTGGGAACGTGTTAACGAATATCTAGGGTTGTCCACTTCTGGACAACTTGTGAAGCGTGGTGATTTCATTACTGAGCCACAATTCTACAAGTTAGCAATCAAGGCAAACAACGAAACAGCTGAACGTTTCCAAGATTGGGTAACTGAAGAAGTGTTGCCAAGCATTCGCAAGACGGGCGGTTATCAAGCAAAGCCAATGACCCCAATGGAGTTGCTAGAAACGCAATTTGAGGCATTGAAGGAAGTCAGTGCTGATCAACAAGAGTTGCGTGGTGAGTTTGCCGAACTAAAGGAACAGTTTGGACTGCCTAATGATTTGCGGAAGCGATTTACAAAGGCGCGCAACAAGCGAGTTGTTGAAGTTATGGGTGGGTACTACGGAACAGCCTACAACACTAAGAAGTTGCGCAACGCAGTATACCGTCAACTTGGGAACGTCATTAAAGACCGTTTTGTTATTAGTGAGTTCGCCAGCTTGCCAATGTCGAAGTTCGATGAAGCAATGCGTTTGACTCAAAACTGGCAACCGGACGAGGTGTTGACGTTTGCAATCAACGGAGCCAATGAACAACCACTTTTGGAGGTGTAGGAATGGGAAAAAGCACTAAGGAATTAACAAACGAATTAGTACGACGTGAAGGTATCGAGATTATCGAAGTTTTACCATACGAAATCGCAACAATCAAAAAGGACCAAACAACCCATGAAGTTGTTGGCCCAGCAATTATCCTAATTAATCAAGACTAAACGCGGTGATTAGGAAGGTTCTTAATGAAACGAGCATGGTAGGCACCCTTGGAAGACGCAGAAAGCAGTCCATTGTAAAGCAATTGAGACGCTGATGGATATGCATACACTGAACCGTTATTAAAACGAATATATAAGGTGCTTGTATTTTCATCAAACGCAGCAGCGGAAATGTTTGATGAAGTAAGTGGTGTCCAATTCATAAGTTCAGGTCCTTTCACATTTGTAGGGGAGAATTGCGACACTCACAGACAAAATATTAGCACAAATAAACAAAAAAGGTTATGGCATGACACAAGAAAAGAAACAACAAATTGCAGAAGCACTAGCCGGTATTTCATACGGTGATTGGAAAGAAATAGAAAGTATTGTTGAACACAGTTATCGCGTTACAAAAAAAGAACTAACCTCCGCCGAGATTAGTTCGAAAATGAATGCATTCCCGCTACATTCAGATAACAATTAGTCAGTTGTCACAATTTGAAAGTCAAAGGGACTTACACGATAATCATGACCTTTGTAATTGACCCATACAAAGGGATATTTTTCCAATTTTTCAGGAAATTCATTTATAGGCAATGAATCAAGCAAGCCACCTTCTGACCACCAAACACTTGGGGAACTATAGTTTCTAGAAATAACTGAATCGGGATCGTCCGATAGGTTTACCCAACCATATGGAGCCAAATTAGCATATATTTTTCGAGCCATATTGATTTCTCCTTTCATTAGGACTAAACAAATGAACCATTGGAAAATCGGATTCAAAAACGTTTCCATAAATGATTATAACACAAAACGGAAATAAACGAACGGAGAGTTAGCAACATGTTACTAGCAGATTTAATCAATGATGGCCTGCGTTTAAAGGGCAATAAGACCCGTTATTGGTTAGCGAATGTAACGGGTGTATCTATCGCAGCGTTATATGACGTAACGAATGGAAAACGGAAAAGTTTAACGTTACCAGCGATGGTAAAAGTAGCCATTGCGCTGGACTTAGATTTAAACGAACTAAAGAAAATTGATTGGGAGGATTAGTTATGACGCGTTTTTCAGAAGAAAAGGCCACAATCGATGAACTTGAGCAACTGCGAGTAGTTGGACAAGTTGGTGCAAGGCGAATACTAGGGCGTTCGTTATGGTACTTCAAGGAACATATTCGTTACTCCAAGAAGTTTGCACAAAACGTACCTAATAAGACGCCCAACGCACATCATCCAACTTACTTGGTTTCTGATGTATTGCGTTATCGCAAACTTAATGATTGGTGGTGAATATTATGGATCAAATAACCTTGGCAGTATTTTTCGGGCTAATGCTTATGGGCATGGCACTATTTTCTCTCGTTGGGGTGATTGCTTACTACTCATTTCTTGGGTTGAAGTATGTCTGGTTAAAGCGATTGGGACCTGCGGTTTACTACCTGATTACAGGCGACGCTAAGTCTTTGCCTAACAGAAAGGTAGTTCTATGAAAGTCGGAGAATTTGTAAATCTGCAACAGGTTCTCACTTATAACAAGGTGCATAACGTTGAAGCTCGTTCATTACCGACTGGTGGTGTTCAACTGGGCATTCACGTTAAGAACCACATTGAGTGGGCAACAACACGAGAAGATGTGTTCGACATCTTGGATAAATTGGAAGGTGGTAATTAGATGGATTTCAAGGGGCCAATGGGAGTTGGTGATATTCACTACAACTTTGCAAAGCCTGCGAAGTTTGATGTTGAAGCAGAGAAGGAACGAATTCTTAAAAGTGCGGTTGAACGGCCGAATAAGGCATTGTCTGAATATGAGAGGCGGTATCGTCGATTTGCGAAATACCTATCGGATTACATGGTCGGGAAGAATGCTGATGAACGTGATGATTTAGTATCACAAGCAAGCCAAGAGTCTGGCTTATCATTCATTACTGCTAGTGATTCACGCTATCTCGGACGTTTTGTTCGGGAACGCAGCGAAGATCAGTTAAAAGATACACCGTTCAACAAGCCGAATATAACATCGGCGGTTGGTTACGAAGATAGATATAAAGCATTCAAGCGTGCCGTGGATTCTAAGCGACCTGAACAATCGTTTTCAGAGATTGCGACGCCGATTGCTAAACAGCTACGAATGAGTCTGGCATCGTTGTACAACACAAAGTACAAGGGCCGATACGACAAGGAAAAGAAAAACGCCTAACGGCTGCAACCGTTAAGCGTTGGAAGGAGTAAATATACCTAAGTCAATTTACTCCTCCAGAATACCACAAGGAGGTATCCAATGAAAAATGAATTGCAATTAGAAGCGCAAAAACGTATGAATCGAGCCTTCAAGGCGGAACAACGGGATAACAATGATGGGACTGTTTCGGAGTTTGAAACGGGCGTTGCTGACGTTTTGAACTGGGTGGCTGAATATGTTCGATGAATTAATTGATCCGCCTGATGATGAAAGGCCTTGGGGAGAAGATTTTGAAGGCGAAGAAGTAGCCCAAGATACAGAAGGTTGGGATACAGATGAAGGATTTGTTCCGGATGAAAAACAAAAGCTGAAGTCCTATATGGAATTAGTTGGGAATCGGGCAATAGCGGAGGATTAAAATGTTGCGACGAAATGAATATAACCCAGCACCTGAACTAATGGAATCATTGGCAAAAGTGCAATTGAACATGGTGCAACCAACAAAGACTAAGTCAGGTCACTTTGGTAAGTATGCTGACTTGGCTGACATTGATAGCGCTGTACGATTAGCGATTAAGTCAGCTAGTGAGCCACTAGCTTACACGCAATCAATCAATACTGACATTGATTCGAATGGTAAGCGGATGGCGCAAATAGTGACAACGATTACCCACTCATCTGGTGAGTACATCGATGTGGAAGGCTTGCCTGTCGAATTTGGCACAACGCCACAACAGATGTTGGCCAATACAACTTATGCACGACGTGGAAGTCTAGCGGCTGCATTCGGAATTGTTGCTGATGATGACGACGACGGTGAGAACATCACGGCATTAAAGCAAGAGCAAATTAAACACGATAATGTTCGCAAGGCGATCATTGCTAAATTGAAGGAAGTTTTGAAATCAGTACCAAAAGAGAAGTTGGAGCAAGTGTTCGCTACTGGAGGTATGACTTCTAAAGACAATAACGATACGCAACTTAACAAGTTGTCAGCCGACAAAGCTTCATTGTTAGCAGGTGCTGCCATATTCGCTAAGAACGACGCTGGTATCGAGTAATGGATATTTGGGGGCGTATCACTAACATCAGCGGTAACAGAGTAACGATGTCGGTTGAAGATGCGCAAGAGTTGGCAACGTTGTCACTCTACACCTCAGAAGAACGACCACAGGCAGTTATTAGCATCGCTGATGAACGGAGTATTAGTCGTATACAACGCAAAAAAGCATATGCAATTATCGGTGAGATAGCGAAGTGGTCAGGATATACACCAGAAGAAGCCAAGGAGTGGATGAAATTCTACTACGAGGCAAAAACAGGTGACCAACATTTCTCGTTTGTTGATACAGATATGACAACAGCACGGAATTTCATATCATACCTGCTTGATTACGCAGTTAAGAACCACATACCGATGTCTAAGAGCGGTTTGGCGTATATGGACGATGTAGAAGCTTATATGTATTCATCGTTGAGTCACCGAAGCTGTGTGGTGTGTGGACGACCTGCTGATGTTCACCACATCGACACTGTTGGAATGGGTAATGACCGAAATCTGGTAGACCACCGACAAAAGCATCTAATTGCATTATGCCGAGTTCACCACAATGAAGCACACAACATTGGGTGGCCAGCATTTGAACAGAAATATCACGTTAAGGGGATCAAGTTAGACCCTGAAACATTGCAACGTCTTGGAATAATGACATTTAAGCGTATGGAGGAAATAGACAATGAATCACGTCTCGCTAATCGGTCGGCTCACTAAGGAACCAGAACTTAGGTACACCACGTCAGGTGCAGCAGTTGCATCAGGAACAATCGCAGTTAACCGAGATTTTACGAACGCTAATGGGGAGCGTGAGAGTGACTTCATCAACTTTGTAATTTGGCGCAAGGCTGCCGAAAACTTTGTCAATATGACCGCTAAGGGGTCACAGGTTGGTTTGGAAGGTTCTTGGCAAACACGAAGCTATGAGAACCAACAAGGACAGCGTGTATACGTTTCTGAACTAGTAGTAAGTAACTTTACTTTAGTTGAAACAAAAGAGCAGACAGAGCAACGCAAGGGGCAATCAGCACAACAAGGTAATGGTGGGTTCAAGAGTACACCATCACAAAACAACTTCAATGGTCAGCAAGCACCACAGCAAGGTGGTTTCTCGCCTAATGATATGTACGGTAAAGACTTACCGCCGTTGAACGATGATGACCTTCCATTTTAAGGAGTGAACAATGGCAGAGAAACGATATTTTTGGTTGAAGTTGCAGCAAGACTTCTTCGGTCGTAAAGAAATTAAAATGTTACGTCGAATTGCTGGTGGCGATACCTACACGGTCATCTATCTGAAAATGCTTTTAAAAAGTTTACAGACTAACGGAAAGCTATATTACGAGGGTATCAGCAATGACTTTATCGAAGAGATTGCGCTAGATATTGATGAGGATTACGAAAACGTATCAGTTACGGTCAATTACCTTCGCAGTAAGGGGCTGTTAATCGATAGCGGTGTTGATGAAGTTGAGTTAACCAGTGTTAAGTCATTGGTTGGATCAGAAAGTTCTGGTGCTGAACGAAAGCGCCGGCAACGTGAGCGTGAACGAACATTAATTGAGACGAAGCGTGACAATGTCACGGGCCAGTCACGGTTGGGTCACGTAGAGATAGAGTTAGAGAAAGAGATAGATATAGAGAAAGAGCAAGAGGTAGAAACGCCGGCTATGCCGACCGACCTTTCAGTTCGTCAACAAATTATGCAAACAGTTGGTGAAAATGGCTTTTCAGATGTGCTTTCACCACACCAACTAGAATTATTGGTGGATTATGTTGAAGCTGACGGATTGAGTGTTGATGTTATTGCCAAAGCAATTGCTGATGCATCTGATAAGAACATTAGGAAGTTTAACTATATCAAGGCAATTCTAGAAGCCAAGGTGAAGCAGGGAATTAAAACACTGGCTGATTGGGAAGTTTCGGAAGGTAAGCACCAACAAAAACAGGTGAATGATCAGGTGCCAGATTGGATGCAAGAACTTAACGACAAACTGGAGGGCAGCTAATGAATACTACAAGCGATTGGGTACGTGAGTTGCGACAACGTGGGTTAACACCTAAGACGTTAACACCAGAAGAGCGTGCTGAAAAAGAAAAGGCTGATGCTGAACGCATTACTAAATCGTGGCAAGCACAAGAACGCGTTAAATATCAACGCATGAGCTTGTGGGGAGAGACAGAGACGCGTTCTTTTAAGTTTGAAGACTGGAACCCACAAATGCAACGAAACGAGCAGACAGCGCGTGATATTGGCAATCAGGCGTATGCAATGACAAATGAGATGCGCAACGGACTGTTCAATGTGTTCCTGTTCGGTCGAGCCGGTGCTGGTAAAACATCGTTGGCATTGGCAATGATGAGCCGATTAAGCGATCGCTACACAACGATGTTCGTGTCGGTTGTTGAATGGCGCAACTTGAAATTTAAGTCATTCAAGGACAACAAGGTTGCTGAACGTTTGAACCTAACGGAAAAGTTTATGCGTGAGGTAGAAGTATTGGTTCTTGATGATTTTGGAAAAGAGACACAGGCCGAAGCAAAAGAGACCGTGTCGTCGATGCTATTTGAATTAGCAGACGCTAGAAGGGGCAAGGCGACGATTATCACGTCAAACGATGATTTGACCGGATTGGCGTTGAAATACGACCAGGCGGTCTTGTCACGGTTAATTACGAAGGATATTAAGCACATCATCACGACGAACAAGCTTGATGATGTCAGAAAGGTTTAATCATGAACGAAGAGAAGCAATATGTGAACCGTGGATACGCGGTTGTGGCGAATTTCATGGGTGAAGCGCGTTACTGGAATGGTATGACCTACGATGAAGCGCAACAAGATTTCTTGGATAAGCAACATTATTTGGGAGAGATTGGGGTTAAGTCAGAAGACATCTGGATCGAGTACAACGGACAAAAGTTGCCACAAATGACGCGAGCGGAAGATTTGCCAGACGTGCCACATGAATTGGCAGAGGCAATCGCTAATGATTATCACGAGACACTAACTGGTTTCGTTAAGTGGCTGCGCTCGAAGCCGACTGACTGGTATTTAATTGGTCAGCCTGAATTGTTGGCTAGTGCGTATATGAATGGCCACTAAGCTTGTACAGACAACAAACAGCCGAGGGTGAAAGGACTGTGAGCCTGTATGGAGGAAATAAACATGGGGAAGAAAATGCCAAAGTATGTCGTGTTCAACCTGAACATGGGAAACAATAACCACACACCAGTTGCGACAGGTGATGATCTAGATGAGTTGCTGGTGCAATATCATGGCAAGGCGTATCAAGTCATGGCAGTTAAGCCAGTATTTGAACGGGAGGAATGGTAATGCGCATTACAGGCAAGAAGATGAACGAGTACGCACAAGGTCGCGGGTACACGAATTGGTACGAGTTTCGTGAAGATGTTGGTTATCAAGCAGCGCAAGAGGCGTTGGAACAGATTAAGTTGGAGGAAGACTAGATGGTTAATTTTTTGAAGTTGCTATTTGGAGGAGCGTTAATCGGGTTGTTCTTCGCACTAGCCGTTTGGTGGGTGTTCTATATTTGTCAAATTCTATTGAGTGAAGCGTTGTAAAAGGAAGGTAGATCAAATGAACAACTCGAAAGAAGAGGATCATGCGTAAGTATTACTATTTCCGAGATAAGCAAGGCTACTTCAAACTCGCTTATACGCCAGAAGGCAAGCGTGTGATTGCGCGGACGTGGAACAAGCGCCAGGCATATCGAACAAGTAGCAAGTGGCTCATCAAGCATATGGTCAGCAAGTGGTTAGCTGGCTATTACTATTGGGTAGAAGAAGGATAAACAAAAAGCGCCAGACAGAAGTCCAGCGCCATGTAAAAGAATTGGGAGTAAGTTCATTTTAACATGGTTCGGAGGACGTAGGAATGGCACTTTTACCAGCGGTGAATGAGAAGGCAACAAGAGAAGCGGTTCGAGAGTTTTTTGATAGTGAGTGGCCACGTATTGTTAACATGGCTGATATGGGATATGTTGATTTGAAGTCAGTTGAAATTTCAGACATGCCAAGTGCGCGATCATTTGGAAATGCCAACGATGAGCGATTTACTAATCACGCTGACGCTGTGTACTACTACGATGCCGTTGTCCATGCCATCAAGGTTATGACACAGCCACACAGGCACTTCATGTGGTTGCGATACGTTCGACATTTAGAATGGTTGCAAGTAGAAGCACTGACTGGTTACAGCACTAGACGTGGTCAAGAGATTATCGACGAAGCGTTTCTGTTGTTCGCTGATAATTTTTCTGACGTTGATGATTTACGAGTTAAAGAATAATTTGGAAAGCGCGTATATGGTTCATAAGTGCCGCATGCAAGGTGCGGGCAGTCCAAGTTATTATGATAGAGTACCAAAGTTGAAACAAAGCATGTGTGGCGGAATAGGTAGACGCTAATTGAATTATAAGACACAGGTGGTGGAAAAGGTGCCCGTATGACGAAGCCGAAGTTAGCCCGATGAGGCACACGCCTATAACTCACGGAATACATTGATTTTTAAGCCAACGTAATCAGTTTACTGATTGAAAGACAAAGGTAGCTTCTAAGTCCCTGGGATGTCATGTCAGGTGCAAATCCTGACCACATGCATCACATAGCAAAAAATAAATTAAAGGATAATCTTCCTTGTATTTGTTTTAAACGACACTGCCGGTTGCTATGTCTGGCGTACATACTCAAAACTATTAAGGATAAACTTTGATAGTTATTACCGGGATCAGGACTTGTATGTGTCGCTGGTCAGTACATAAGAGATATGGAAGTTTATGATATTGCAATAAGACGTTGAAAATGGAGCATCATTTATGGCATAATGATGTGTCGTGTAATATGTGAGAGATTACTGACAAACGATCAATTCTGTGAGATGATTGGTCACTCCTTAACGTTAATACGTTGGCAGCAATATCGGTATTTTTGTATGTTGGTTCGACTCCAACAATTGTTATTCATTTCATACGTTTTCTAGTGACTTGCGAAGCACTCCCCACGTGTTAAACAAGTCGTACTGCTTACAGTAGAATACATATGAAATGGGACCGTTCATACTTTAAATGGTCTGAAAGTTCCTTTAGCTCAGTTGGTTAGAGCAGATGGCTCATAACCGTCCGGTCACTGGTTCGAGACCAGTAGGGAACATGGCATGGATTGATAGATGTTAGGTATATTTCATTTCTATAATGTGCCACACCACCTACACAGATGTCTATCAATCTTTGCTTTTATAAGCCGATATGGCGGAACTGGCATACGCAGCGGACTTAAAATCCGTCCCTTAATTGGTTGTGGGTTCGAATCCCACTATCGGCATATTCACATCAGGTAGCAATCAATTAGATTGTTACCTTTTTATTTTGCACTGAAAGGAGAACGGCATATGAGCTTGAATGAGCGACAGGAACGGTTTGTTGATGAATGGGTCAGAAATGGCGGAAACGGCGCACAGGCGGCACGTGAGGCTGGTTATAGCGCAAGGACAGCTAGAAGTATTGCACAACGTTTGTTGACAAATGTTGACGTGAAAGAAGCTATTCAAGCAAGACAAGCCGAACTCCGAGAACAGCGACGTATGACAACTGACAACGTGATCGAATTCTTTGAAAAGGTTGTTCAGGGTGAGATAGGTGAGCAGGAAGTGACGCCATCTGGAAAAGTTATTGAGGTGCCGACAAAGGTTAACAACCGGATTAAGGCTGCCGAAAACTTGGGTAAGGTACTTGGTATCTTCCAGGCTGAAAGTGTCGTAGAAGTGAAGCCAATCGTTGTGATGGGTGATTACACGGAGGATGAAGATGAGTAAGAATGAACAATTGACGTTGGAGTTTCCGAAGCCGGCGCGAGTGTTCAACAAACAAGTCTTTGATTATCTGTATGATTACGATTCGCGAGTTGATTTGTGGTACGGCGGCGCGTCGTCTGGTAAGTCTGCTGGTGTAGTTCAAAAAGTTATTTTAAAAGCGTTGGGTGATTGGAAAATTCCCCGGCGCTTTTTAATTTTGCGAAAAGTAGGTGCGACTGTTAAGGACTCAATCTTTGAAGACTTTATTTCAAGGCTGACTGAATGGGGGCTGATGCCATACGCAAAGGTTCGCAATACTGATTATCGAATTAAGCTATCGAATGGTGCTGAGTTTATTTTCAAAGGGCTTGATAACCCAGAAAAGATTAAGTCAGTAAAGGGCATCAGCGACGTCATGATGGAAGAAGCGACTGAGTTCACGTTGGACGATTTCAATCAACTTGATTTGCGTTTGCGTGAACGTAAGCATCCCCAGAAACAAATCTTCATTATGTTTAACCCGGTGTCTAAAGCGAATTGGGTGTACAAACAATTCTTTGAGCGAACGGATCCGGACACAAAAATTCATTTGTCGACTTACAAGGACAATAAGTTCTTGGATGACGCCAATCGTAGACGTATCGAACAGCTTAGCGAAACTAACGGCGCATACTACAAGATTTATGCGCTGGGAGAGTTCGCGACACTGGATAAGCTGATATTCCCTAAGTATGAGAAACGACTTCTACGGGCCGACAGTGACGAATTAAAGGGTGTCCCGTCGTACTTCGGACTGGACTTTGGATATACCAATGACCCGACGGCATTTGTGCATATCAAGCTGGACGTTGAAAACAAGGTGCTGTATATCCTGGAAGCAACCGGTAAAACGGGGATGTTAAATGGTGAGATAGCACAGATGATTAAAGACTTAGGACACAGCAAAGAAACGATTATTGCTGATGCAGCCGAGCCAAAATCAATTGCTGAGATACGCAAAGCTGGTATTGACCGTATAACAAAGGCACGCAAAGGGCCTGACAGTATTAGACACGGTATTGAATACTTACAGCAATTCAAAATCGTTGTTGATGAGCGATTGTTTCAGGTGATTGAGGAGCTGGACAATTACACGTGGCAAAAAGATAAGAAGACAGGCGAGTACATTAACAAGCCTGTTGATAGTTTTAACCACTTTTTGGACGCGGTTCGTTACGCAGCCGACAAGCAGTCGCTTAAGAGTGCCGATTCATTTGAACAAAAGCTGATAAAGGCACGCACGTACTTTGGATAGGAGCAGTTATGAGTATTGATTTTTTGAGAAAAGGCCGATTTAACCCTAATGCGAATGACGTATTCTTTATGAATGCTGATGATTATGCAATTATGGACCCAGCGGCCGAAGGATTTATTAACCAGTTAGATCGTTTCATTAACCGGCATAAGTCGTCGCAGGTGAACCGGCTAAAAGCGTTGAAGCGGTATTATCTTGCAGATAACGATATTCGTTATAAGGAGCCCAAGTCGGATAAGACAGCAGCAGACAATCGTATTGCCAGTGATTTTGCACGATACATTACGATTTTTGAGCAGAGTTATATGCTGGGTAAGCCGGTGGTCTATAAGAACGCGTCAGATAAGACGTTGCAAGAAGAGGTTGATGATTTTTCAAAACAGAACAATGAGAGTTACCACAATGTGCTAATTAAGACCGACTTGTCAATCTACGGCCGGGCCTATGAGTTGCTATACGTTGACGGTGATGAGAATAACGTTCAAGTAAGGCTTGCCCGATTAAACCCGGAGCAAGTCTTTGTTGTATATGACGATACGGTGCAACGTAATTCGTTGTTTGCGGTTCGTTATTACCGCGTTCGATACGAAGAAGGCAAGTTCCGTGATTTTGTTGAAGTGTACACGAACGATAAGGTGTATTACTACCGCAATGACAATCAAGAAGCTGGGGGCATGAAGTTTGTTGAGGAAACAACTCACGAGTTCAACGGTGTGCCGGTTACTGAATATGCCAGCAACGAGGACAGGACAGGTGCTTATGAAGCTGTTCTGGATACAATCGACGCTTACGATTTGGCCCAATCAGAGTTGGCAAATACTCAGGAAGATTTCAACAATGCATTGTTGATGATTAAGGGTAATCCATTCACCGGTAGTGACGATAACCCGGTAATCGTTGACGACAGCGGTACTGAACGACCAAACCCAAATTTCATTGGTAATGTTGTTGCTCAAATGAAACAGGCACGCTTGCTGATTATGGACGATAACCCTGATGAAAATGGAGCTGAACCTGGCGCTGAGTATCTGACAAAGTCCTATGACTCAGATGGGACCAAGGCGTACATTGATCGATTGGTTGGTGATATTCTGCGGTTCACGTTTACGCCAGATACCAGTGATCAGAACTTTTCGGGTGTTCAGTCTGGTGAAGCTATGAAGTATAAGCTGATGGCTGCCGACAACCGTCGTGTGACACAAGAACGTTTGTTTGAACGTGGACTTATGAGACGTTTGCGCTTAGCGGTAAATGTTTGGCGTATCAAGGGTAATTCAAGCGTTAATTATGATGCCATCAATGACACGGAAATCTTGTTCACGCCAAACATTCCACAGAACGTGAATGAATTGATTGCTAACGTTAAGAGCTTGTATGGCATTGTCAGTGATGAAACGTTACTTGAACTGCTGAAGCAATTCACTGGTGTTGATGCAGACGAAGAACTGAAGCGATTGGAGAAGCAAAAGGCTGACAATCAGTTGATGTTCAACGGTCAAACCAATGATTATCCAAATCCTGATCAAGAAGGTGTAATCGAAGATGGTGACGAGTAAAGATTACTGGACAAAACGCATGGACGGCATATTCGATAGGCTGGATAAGAAGGAAGTCAAACTCAATGATGAGTTGATGAAGTATTATCAGGATGCGCTGACCGATATTAACGATAAAATCTACAAGTTCTATGACCGATACGGCAAAGATAACGGGTTCGATTATGAAGAAGCCATTAAACAGGTCAGGGGCACCGATTTAAGCGACTATGTGAAGCGTGCGAATAATTACCGTAAAGGTCTGCAAAACGACGCAGAAGCGCTTAAGAGGCTTAATGCGCAATATGTTACGGCGAAGATTAACCGTCTTGAATTGTTGAAGCTTGAACTTGAATTCTCAATGATACAAGCAACTAATAGCCAGGAAGGCACGTTGACCGATTATCTATCTAATCAGAGTAAGTATGTTTATGGGGCTGCGGTCGCTGGACAAGCTGTTTCAACATTGAATAATCGTGAAATAAAGGAGATATTGTCTAGTCAATGGAGTGGTGCTAATTACTCAACGCGCATATGGCGTAACGCTGATGTGATGGTCAATGCATTGAAGGACGCATTGGTTCAAGCAGCTATTCGTGGTGATAACCCACGTGTGACGGCGCGTGCATTGGCAAAGAAGCTGGGTTCAGGACGTTATGTGACAGAACGTTTGGTGCGAACCGAATCAACTTACGTTGCTAATCAAGCAATTTCACGTCGTTATAAAGATTCAGGATTTAAGCAATATGAATTCGTAGCGGTGATGGATGATCGGACGTCTAATGTTTGCCGTGGATTGAACGGTACTGTGCACAAGTTGTCAGATTTTGTATCTGGTGACAATGCACCGGCTATGCATCCAAACTGCCGTAGCCGTATTGTGCCAAGTGATGATGACTTGGCAATGTTTGATAAGTATTTGGACAAGACGTCTGACGAGTAATTTCGTTAGGCGTTTTTGTTTTGTCTGACTTTCCCAGCGCAGTCGTTAAAGAACGTTGTTTCGTCGCCGGACGTAAAACGAGTATAGCCGGCGGGCGTAAAACGTTAAGGAGTTGTAATGGCGGAAGTAGTTGAGGACCAAGAGCAAGTGACGGACGCGGCGTACAATGACGCTACACCTGAAACTGGCAACAGTGAGAAGACGTTCACACGAAGCGAACTATCTAAGATGATGGCAGCTGAAAAGGCTAAGTGGGAGAACGAGAAGCAAGCTGAAGTTGAAAATGCCAGGAATGAGGCAGAACGCTTAGCTAAGTTGAGTAAGGATGAGCGTTCTGCTGAGATGGTAAAGAAGCGAGAAAACGAATTGGCAGAGCGTGAACGCAAGGTGCAACGTTCGGAATTGTTGATTGAAACGCGCGATCAATTAAATAATTCGGGATTGCCAGTTGAATTTGCTGAAATGGTTATGGCTGATGATGCTGAACAAATTCAAAACAACATCAAGGTGACCAAGACGGCCTTTGATGAAGCAGTTGAACATGAAGTGAACAAGCGATTGCTACAAAAGACGCCTAAGAATGGTGGTGCTGGTGGCACTTCAATGACTAAGGCCGATATTTTCGCAATCAAGGACACGAAGGAACGTCAACAAGCGATTGCAGAACACATTGACCTATTTGGTCGTAACTAAGATTGGAGAATTAAAACATGGCAGAAAATAACTTGAATGTAGCAGCAGACTTGGGAGAAATTAAGTCAATTGATTTCTTGAACCGATTTGGAACGTCAATTAATGACTTGTTGACATTGTTAGGCGTTACCCGCATGGAGCCAATGACGTCGGACATGCAAATTAAGCTTTACAAGTGGGACACAGACGTTGATACGGCTGCAACAGTTGGCGAAGGTGAGACGATTCCATTGTCAAAGGTCACTCGTAAGTTGGCCCGTACGGTGCAAGTTGGATGGATCAAGAAGCGTCGCGCGGTTTCAGAAGAAGCAATCGCACGTCATGGTGCGGACATCGCTATTGACCAAGCCGACACGAAGCTGATGCGTGAAATTCAATCAGGCATCAAGACTGATTTCGTAACGGCGTTGGGTGAAACAACGAACACGTTGACGGCAGGTGATTTGCAAGTCGCTTTGTCAAAGTCTTGGGGGAAGTTGCAAACTATTCCAGAATTTGAAGGTGCTCCATTGGTTTCATTCGTTAACCCAATGGACGTTGCAAACTTCTTGGCAGGTAAGCCGATTCAAGCTGACGCATCAAACGCTTACGGTATGACGTTGTTGCAAAACTTTATCGGAGCTGACAAGGTAATTTCATTGGGTTCAATTCCAGAAGGAAAGGTATTCACGACGGCCGTTGATAACATTGTTTTGGCTTACTTGGACATGCAAAAGTCTGATTTGAGCCAATACTTCGTTGATTACACTGACGAAACTGGTTTGTTGGCTGTTGTATCAAGCAAGAACACATCAAACTTGACGCTTGAAGCAACATTTACTGGTGCTATGAAGTTGTTCGTTGAAATTCCTGATGGTGTGGTTGCTGCAACGTTGAATGTGGGGACAACAGATACAACTAACGACCAATCATTGTAAAGGGGTGGTTTTAGATGAAGCAAATTAAGTTAGTACAAGCGTTTAACGATTTGGAAACTGGATTGCATTACAACGCTGGTGATATGTACCCACGATACTTGGAGCCAACGCCTGAACGTGTTGCTTTTTTGCGTGAACACGGAGTATTTGAGGAAGTTGACGACGGTACTGAAAAAACTTTTGAAAAGCCGACTGATAAGAATACAGTTGATGAAATCAAGGGTTATTTGGATCAAGTAGGAATTGATTACGACAAGGCGGCTAAGAAGGCTGATTTGTTGGCTTTGATTACCGATTAGGAGGTGTCACGTGGCTGAAGATACTTTGAGTAAGGTTAAGTTATTGCTTGGTATCAAGGACAAGCTACAAGATGAGTTGCTGACGTTGCTTGTTTCGGACAGCCAGGAACGTCTTGTTAGTTATATCAACCAAGACAGTGACACTGATATTAAATTTCCAACTGGTATTGATTGGGTACTGCGAGAAATCACAGTACGCCGATACAACCGCATTGGGGATGAGGGTAAGACGTCATCTAACGAAAGTGATGTATCCGTGTCATGGCGTGATGATGATATTGCAGACTACGCAATGTACTTGAATAAGTACCGCAAAAAGCGTGGTGGTCGGGGCATTGCGAGGTTCTATTGATGAGATATGAAAACCGAGTGAAGTTGACAGTCAGGACGCCTTCAAGTGACCCTGACAATGAATACGAAGAAGAAACAACCGATTGGATTGAAGCGCATGTTACTGGTGTTTCGTCACAGGTGAACATCAATGTGTTTGGTTCTTACAAATCAGATGCAGCGGCTATCCATTTAAAATGTCATTATTCTGGCGTACAGAACGTTTTAATCAATGGGGTTGCTAGGAAGCCACAGGCGGTTATTAACGCGCGACAAAACACTGTGCTAGTTGTACAGGGGGTGTAACCATGGGACGCAATGGTGTAACGATTAACTTTAGTGGTCTTGATGATTTAGTTAAGGGGTTCAGTCGTCAACCGGCAGTTATTAAGAATGAGGCGACACGTATTATCAATACGGTAGCCGGAAAAGTCGAAAAGACTGCCTATCAGAATTCGCCGAAAGATACGGGTTATCTCTCACAACACATTATGGCTGAACCGAAGGGTGCACTTAATGCGCAAGTTATCGCAACCGCAAACTATTCAATTTACCTAGAAATGGGAACACGTAAATCTCCGGCGCAACCTTACATGGGACCTGCCGTTAAAGCACATGAAAAAGATTTGTACACCATGCTATCAAACTTGTTAAAGGAGGGGATACGTTGACTTATTCACCTTTTGTTGGCCTATTGAAGGATTTGGAAAAGCGAGTAACTGACCAGGTTAACCTGCCAGTGTACCGTGTATTACCAGACCCAGAACAACCAGAACCGTTTGTTGTTTTAAGTGATCATACTGATAACGACTTGGCATTGAAAACAGGGTTAGCGGCTAGTGATACGTCACTATCGGTTCACGTTTTCTATCCTGCGAATAGTCGTATCAAGTTTGAAGATGCGTTGTACAAGTTGCGTGGCGTTATAGCACAGTCAAACCGTGTAATTAACGTCAGCACCAGTCAGACGGTGTTTGATAATTCAATCGGACGTGATGTTTATCATGCTGTAATCAGCGTGAGAGCAATTATTTAGGAGGAAATATGGCAGATAAGTTTATTGATAACGGTGTGGAGCAAACGAAGGGTAACCCAATCCTTGCCAAGATGATTTGGTACTTTTTGCAAGCTACTAACGCACCAGTAGGAAGCAAGGCAGTGTTGCCTGCAGCACAAACTAGCGGAACGTTGACAATTGGTGGTGACTCAATCGACGAGCAAACGAAGTTCGGTCGTGTTGTTTTGCCATCAACTAACGAAGACTCAATTGATTTGGAGTCATACGTTGTGCCGGGTGATAAGGCAATCGATATTATTAAGAATGCAAAGCACGACGGTAAGCAAGTTAAGGTTTGGCGTGTGGTTGTTGATGATCGTGTTGCCGAGAGTGAAACAGATGCCGACGGTAAGGCGCACAAGGTATTCCCGGCTGATTTCGGTTACGGAGTTGTTGATGAGTTGGAGTTGGACGACGGAGATGACATGGTTTCAGCATCATACACGTTGAATATCTTGGATAAGTTGAAGACTGGTACATTCCCACTTACTGACGAGCAAATCGCAGCGTTGAAGGACATGTACGAGTTCGAGCGCCCAGGAGAGACGACTGGTGACTTCGGACCAGAGACGGACGGTACAACAGACGTACCGGCACTTTAATTTTTTAGGGTTCTCATTAATTTGGGAGCCTTTTTATTATGTCCGAAAGGGCGCCAAAAATATTCTAATTACGAGGTAAAACAACATGGCTATTGAATTGGACATTAAGGGTAAGCAAGTAACGGGAAAGTTTAACTTTGGGGCATTTTACAAGGCAAACAAGTTGCTATCAAACGAACAAAACAATGACGGAGCGGTGAATCTGTTTTATGGAATTGTGACTGGTGACTTAATGATGTTGCCATCTGCAATTACAATCTTGGCACCAACGAATGCGAAGTTGACTGACGAACAGTTGGGTGACGCCGTTGACGCACTGACCGCTGCACACGGGGGTGATCTTGACGCTGTGTTTGATGCGATTAAGGAGGAGTTGCAAGACTCAGGTTTTTTCGTGAAGGCGGTCAAGAACCAAATCAAGTCAATGGAAATGATTCAGGAAGCATTGATGGCGAAGGAGGATACAACGGAAGTCCAAAAGAAGGCGTTCGAAGAAATGTTGAGCACATTGCAAGAAAACGTCTAATTGTTGAAGCTTCACGCCAAGGTATTACTGATATTCCTTACATTTTTTCGTTATATAAATGGGAGCTTGAGGCGCTTTTTGAAGGTATTGCAATGGCAAAGATTGATAGGCAAGAAGAACAAGCGGTACAGCTATTCAATCAGCGCTACGTTGATAATGCGAAGAAGCCCAAGATGAAGAAAATATTCGACCGTGCAAAGTTAGAACGCAACGTTAAGAATATTTTTGAGCCGGGCCAGGACAAGCGAAAGTCTGAGCGTAGACGATTGTATGATCGGGTGCGTAAAGCATTTTCATAACGAAGGGAGGAATTGAATGTATAACGGTGGAGAAGTTATTGCACACATTGGTGCTGATATTAGCGAATACACCAATGCCATGAAGCAGATTGGCAAGGATACGACAGCCAATCTAGGAGGTGCACAAAAAGTTGCCTCAACCGTTGGTAAAACAATGATTGGTGTGGGTGCTGCGACAACTGTGATGGGAGTTAAATCACTGAAAGGTTTTGGTGAATTTAATCAAAGCTTGAACTCTGCCGCAGTTATCGCGGGTGGTACGTCAAAAGATATTGATGGATTGGCCGACGTTGCGAACCGAATGGGTGCTGAATTGCCACTGAGTGCGCAAGACTCTGCTGATGCCATGGTCGCTATGGCACGAGATGGTGCGTCAATCAGCGACATTAAGAAAGAGTTCCCATCAATCGCACAAGCTGCGACTGCTGCAGGTTCTGATTTGCAACAGACAGCCGGTGTTGTACAAAACGCCATGAATATTTGGGGTAAGTCGATTGGGTCACCACAGCAAGCGGCTGCAACGTTGGTGACAACAGCCAATTTGTCTAATGCTTCAGTTGAAGATATGCAACACGCTTTGGCAACAATTGGAGCAACAGCTAATTTGGCTGGTATGTCTATGCAAGATACGTCTAGTGCAATTGGTTTGCTGACAAATCAGGGGTTCAGTGCGGCTGATGCTTCACAAGATTTGAACCACGCTATTTTGCAGATGATGGCTCCGTCTGATAAGGCAAGCGGATTGATGAAAGATTTAGGGTTGAGTTTCAAGGATTCCCACGGAAACATGAAACCGTTCAAGCAGATTGCCCTTGAAGTTGCAAAGGCCACTGATGGAATGGGAAAGGCTGATAAGGCTGCGGCGCTTAAGACTATTTTCCACTCAGCCGGTATGAAGGCTATGGTGCCTATCATGAAGGCCGTGGAAGATAAAACTGGCGACACCAAGACAAGTTGGGATGCGTTCACCGGTGCTGTTAACAAGTCGACGAGTTCTCAAAAAGTCGCCTCGAAGGTTTTGGAAGAGCAAGCCAACGAAATGCAAAAGAACGTTGGAGCCAAGATTGAACAAGTTGGTGGTAATTGGGAGTCGCTATCGAATAAGGCAATGGCATCCAAGAGTGGTGTCTCAAGTACCTTGCTAGACTGGACAAACAACACGTTGAATTGGGCACAATCAAGTGATTCGGGTTTTGCTAAGGTGACACGTGACTTTATCGGTCTTGCACCTGTAATCGGGCCAGCGACAACTGCAGTTGGTGGTTTCTTGGCAAGCGCTGGGAAGATTACTGGCACAGTGTCGGCCGCTGGTAAGGGGCTGTGGAATGCTGGAAAAGCAACTAGTGAATTCTTAGGGAAGGTTTCTGATGCAGGTGGTTTCGTAAGCTGGATTAAGAACACAAAGTTGTTCACGTTGGCTAACAAAGCAAATACTACTGCCACAGTTGCAGAAACAACAGCACAAAAAGGACTCAATACTGCTGTGAAGGCAAATCCAATGGGAATCATTATAACTGCGATAGCTTTGGTTGTTGCGGCATTAGTGGCTTGGTTGACACAAACTAAAAGTGGACAGGCCGCTTGGAAAAACTTTACGTCGTGGCTGTCCGATACATGGTCGGGCATGGTAACGTTCTTCCAAGGTGTTTGGAACTCAATCACCACTCTCTTTAGTTCAGCAATGGATGGTATTAAGTCTGGTTGGCAGGCAACGGTAACGTTCTTCAGCAATTTGTGGAGTGGAATTGTAAACGTCTTCACGACGATTTGGAGCACTATCCAAATGGGCTGGCAAAACTTCACATCAATTGTGAGCGGTCTATGGCAATCTGCTGTGG